ATGAAACGTACGGCTTATCTGTTATCGACGCTGGCTATTCTTGCTACCCTCACCGCCTGTGCACCGCCACCGCCGGGCAGAGATGCCCCACCACCGCCACCGCCAGGCGGACAGCAGCCGGTTGGCGCACCGGGTGGTGTCGGTCCGGCAGGACAACCGCAGGGATAATGTATTTCAGGCCAGCCTGTCTCGCAGGCTGGCTAGTGCCGAAAGGCGCAGCCGCAGGCTGACATCTCACCCGGAATGACTTTGCCAGAATGAGAGTGACGCTGCTGTAATTGCCCCTCTTCATCGCTGTTTTCTGCCTGCTGACCCAGCCAGCGATCTAATGCGCGGCCGATGATTTGTCTGACGTCCGGTGACCAGCTGGTAAGATGCCAGGTCGGACTGCGGGCTTCCTCAGTGTCACCAAACCCTGCCACCGCCAGATGCGTACCCTGACCAAAATCGCGTACTGCCTGTATCGCACCAAACGCCAGCAGATCGCTTTCACAGAAAAGTGCCTGAATGCGCTCAGCGGCACGGGTCTTTTTCAGATACTGCATCATCGCCTGATAAGCGCCGTCACGGTCGTCAGCGGCAGCAGTGAGTTCTGCATCCAGCGTCATGCCTGCCGCCTGTAATGTGGTGCAGTAGCTCTGCTTCTGCGCCACGTCACCGGGCTGGATCTGCAAAAAGCCAAACCGCTGATGCCCCTGTGCGAGCAGTAACGCTGCTGTCACTTCGCCCGCCCGCAGCGCATCCGCCTGCCATTCAGGCTCTGCGTCAATCTCCAGCACCGGCAGATTACAGGCACTGATGGCCTTGTTTCCGGGCAACAGCAGCAGACCCCGCAGCGCAAGGGGCGTCGCCTGCTGGATGAGAGCTGTCAGTGCCACGTCAGTTTCGGCATTCAGCAGCACCGTGATAACCCCGCGCGCATTGAGCTGGCGCGTGACCTCATCCAGTATTTTCTGTTGAGAGGGATTGCGCAGCTGGCTGGCGACAACGCCGATAATCGGGGGTAAAGCCGGTTCCGTTAAGTCAGGAATAGACGATGTACTCATTGGCGTTAGCTTCTCTGAGACGGCAAACAATCCTCCACTTTACGATAAGCCAGGGTGTTTCAACAGGTTACAGAGTTCGATGTGGGCCGCAAAAATGAGTGAAATCAGATGTAACTGAGTTTGCGGTGGCAGAGCAGCAGGCGTTAAGAAGAGGCGAGAGAAGGACCGGGCAGCAGGAATTGAACTCGCATCGTCAACCCATTAAGAGTTGCAGTAATACCTTTATACCATGCCCGAAAAGTTTGCCTGGAAAGCACACTGTGTAGACTGTAGACAAGGTTAGTGCTCCTTTCAGAACTGACAAGCGCAAGCGGCGTGTTTATTCAGCAATCGCTGCTTAAACCCATAAACCAGGCGCGGGCACCTGCAGACATTGATTATTCCGCTAACCTTAAATTTCAGGCAGCCTGTCCCGCCCGGGACGTATGGCCAAACTTATATAGAGGTCAAGACTATGCCTTCAGGACAATTCTACGTGGTTGATCAGCCCGAACTGAGTTTTACCGCCAACTATCGTCTGGATAAGGTCAATGACAAACCCTTTGCCTCGCGGATGGTTCTGGAGATTCAGAAGCAGTCGCAGCCAACAGATGCATTCGATGCTATCAGCATCGGGCATGAAGTGACCTTTGTTTCATCCAGTGGAGAGGCGCAAAGAATGGTGCTGGTAAGTGATACAGCTGATGAGCTGGTGTTCAGCTCCCGCGGCTGACGGCGGCTGATACCACCAGTCGGATGTTTCGTCACCGTCGCGCCAGATAACAGACACAAAAAAACCGCCCTTGGGCGGTTACGACATTACTGCATATTACTTTGTTTTATTCTTTTTCTGCGGCAGAAATATGGTGCCCGGGGCGGGACTTGAACCCGCACAGCCTTACAGCCGAGGGATTTTAAATCAGGCGCTACAATTAAACTAATCAGTGATTTAGCTTAAATTTTCATAATATGGTCACATAATCTGCTCTTTCAGATTCAATAAGTTAGCGGCAGATATAGTGCCATATTATGAATGATTCTGCTTAGATTATCGGCCTGCTAGGCTCATGCACTGACAAGACCTCGGCTGTTACCTTGCCCAGCACAATAATCCCTTCAAGCCCTTCTCCGTCTATCGTCTCACCGTCCAGAGTGATGATGCCCGTTCGAAACAGCCTTCCCAGTTGCGGGAACTCACCGAGCTGGAATGCTACCTTATCGCCAGGCTTTGGCTTCACTGATTTGTCGGCCAGCACGAACCCGTCAGGCGTCTCAATCAGGATCATGTTATTTCGGTGCGGCATCAGAACGTCGTTCAGGTCTATGCGCTTTTCAATGTAGTCACTTGCAGGTGATGGAAATCCCATAGTTACCTCACGTATCCCATGTTGCGGAGCGCCCAGGTCTTGTTTTCACTCTGCTCAGTGACCAGCTCGAAGAAGAAGTTTTGATAGTACCTGATCCACCTGTTGCACTCCTGCAATGTCCAGACGTGATTCACGTCGTCCAGGTTCTTCTGAAATGCCGCCGTAGTGACTATCTGCCGACCCATGCTGTCTTTCTTTATCGCAGCCATAAAGGCACCATTTATATCGCTCTCTCTTGCCATGCTAAATCCTCCCCTGATAAATACTGTATGGATAAACAGTAATATCGATCGGTGGATTTGATCAAGGTGAAGTGAGCCACAGATTTGTAAAGGGTCTGATGGAAAAGGAGATTTCAATCTGGCGGCGGCAGGGGTGAGTGACTAACATCAAATTACCCACCCCGCAGCCTGCTGAGATTGGCGCGGTACATGTCTGCCCCGTCGCCGGGGCTTTTTTATGATTTTCCTTACCCCATGTAGATCAGGGTTGGCAAACGTATATAATGCCCTCTAACCATTTAACATTTACACAGGGAAATTTTATGTCAGCAATCATTCTGTTACTCGCCGTAGGTTTTAGTTTCGTTATCCTTTGCTGCATCCTGTTCACCATGAGCTACCTCGCATCCAAAAAATGAACATATCTCTCGTTGTTCCCGTCTTCAATGAAGAAGAATCCATCCCCGTTTTCTACTCAGAAGTCAAAGAGAAGCTATCCGAATATGAAGTTGAAATTGTCTTCGTCAATGATGGAAGTAAAGACAGCACTGAGCATGTTATCTTCTCGCTTGCTTCTGAAGACTCCCGCATTAAGGCTATCTCCTTCACACGCAATTTCGGTAAAGAGCCAGCGCTTTTTGCTGGAATCGAAGCTGCGACAGGCGACGCGGTTATCCCCATTGACGTAGACCTGCAAGATCCGATCGAAGTCATCCCGAAGATGATTGAATTGTGGAAAGGAGGCGCTGATGTTGTACTTGCAAAACGTATTGATAGAAGCACTGACGGACATCTGAAGCGCAAAACGGCTGAGTGGTTCTACCAGTTGCACAATAAGATTAGCTCGCCAAAAATCGAAGAGAATGTGGGTGATTTTAGGCTGATGTCCCGTGAAATGGTAGAGAACATAAAGCTGCTCAAAGAAAGAAATCTCTTTATGAAGGGTGTTCTTAGTTGGGTTGGGGGTCGGACGGAAATAGTCGAATATGTCAGAGCTGAGCGCGTTGCAGGCAATACAAAATTCAATGGCTGGAAACTGTGGAACCTTGCAATTGAGGGGGTAACTTCCTTTTCGACATTCCCTCTCCGTATGTGGACATATATCGGGCTATTTGTAGCGGGGTTATCATTTTTGTATGGCGCATACACTGCCGTTAATACGATGATTTTTGGTAACCCTGTCAGTGGTTATTCATCTATCATCGTTTCTATACTATTTCTAGGCGGTGTACAGCTCATAGGGATTGGTGTTCTCGGGGAATACATTGGAAGAATTTATATCGAGACCAAAGACAGGCCAAGATACGTAATTAAGAAAGGGAGATAGAATTGAAAGAAAAATATAATTACCTCGCCGCGATAGCCATTGGGGTTGTATTCTTTTTATCTATTTTCGGGGTAAAATCGTTAGATCCATCAAGCATCGCTTGGCTTGGTGGTGGAGACTTGTTGCAGAATTACCTCGGGTGGGCATTCTACAGGCATTCCCCATGGACGTTTCCCGTGATTGGTCTTTCTCCTGATTACGGGATGGATGTTGGCAGCTCAGTAGTTTTTACAGACTCGAACCCACTACTGGCGATATTATTCAAAGCACTCTCTCCCGCGCTGCCGGAGACATTCCAGTATTTCGGTATTTGGCTTCTTACGTGCTGCATCCTTCAGGCGGTGTTTTCATGGAAGATTGCATCCTTATACACTAAAAGCACACTACTTAAATTATCATTCACTATTATCCTGATGTTCATTCCTTCATGGATAATGAGAGTGGGCCATATTAATTTGATGGCGAACTTTCTATTGCTGGCTGCGATATACCTTAGCTTGAGCAATGGAGGCAGAAGGAGCGCGAGAAAATGGGCTTTTCTTGTATTTTCATCATGCGCAATACATTTTTACCTTGCCATGATGGTAATAATCCTGTGGGGTGCCAATCTCTTTGTCAGATTTATAACGGATAGAGAGCAGACGAAAAAGAACTTATATGAATTGATGCTGGTTCTTATTGTTGTAGGGGTTACCCTATACGTGCTGGGTTATTTCACTGTAGGTAACGTGTCAGTTTCTGGCGGATACGGATTTTACAACAATAATATTTTATCTCCCTTGATGGCATCAGGATGGTCGTACTTTTTTAATATAAACTCATTTGGACCTGCTTCATTTGAGCAATTTAACTACTGGGGAGTTGGCATCATAATTCTTGTAGTGGTTAGCATCATCCTTCTTCCTAAGTGCATCAGTAGAGTTAATGTTAGGCAGGGCTATGCTGGTCTGGCTATTGCTTCGGTCGCGTGCTTTATAATCGCCACCACTAACCACATATCGATTGGCAGCTATACAACAGATATCCAATTGCCGTATAAGCTCATAGACGCATTATCTATATTTCGCGCATCATCGCGGTTCTTTTGGGTTGTTACTTACTGCATTATAATTGTTTCTGGCGTGATCTGCATACGCACCCTTGGAGAGAAGAAGGCTGTCGTACTGTTGTCGTTCCTTGCTATTGTGCAAGTCGCGGACACAAGCCAAGGATATGGGCGCAGCAATTTCTATTTCTTCAAAACTCCGTCTTTTAGCGAGCAACTTACTTCTCGCTTCTGGATGAATGAACTTAAAAATTACCATTCTATAAGGTCATTTCCTTTCGAAAGCAAGGTAGAAAACTGGGCATCAGTATCTTCGATTGCGCTAAAGAATCATTTATCCACGGACGCTGTTTATCTTGCAAGGTATAGCGACACAAAAGCTGATGAGATGAACTATAGAAATCTCAATAAGCTAATTACTGGCAAATACGATAGCAACACTGTTTATATCATACGGAATGATTTCATTGACTTTATTTCGCTAAGGCAGGGCGATAAGCTATTCAAGGTGGATGGTGTCATTTTGCTCGCGCCGGGCTTATCTGCATGTGAAGGATGCAGTCAGGTAGAACAGCGCAAATCGCCGGGATATTTCGTTGTTCCTAACTCTTGGTCAAAAACCCAGAACCCAGGCGACTGGAACGTAGGGAAAAGAACAGTGCTAATTGCTAGGACTCATCGAGGGGAGAATGTGATAAGCATTAAATACAGGGCATTAATAACACCCGAAACTCCTGAACAGAAGCTAATATTTAACGTTGATGGCAAGAAGGTTTCTGAGGTCGAGGCTAGTGGGAATGGTGAATCAAATATCAAATGGAACAGTTTAAGTGACGACAGTGTCACAATTATAACTATCGAAACACCCAGTGCAAGATCGCCTCGCGATATTGGCATGAACTCTGATGTAAGGAAAATATCAATAGGAATTGAATCTATAAGCCTCAATTAAATAATGAATGTGGCTTTTTATAGAACTGAACTTCTCCTTCTCCATAAAGAATACGGGGCGCGAGCCTCGTTATTCTTCACGGAATTTACCTTACTGAATCTATCATCTAATTTAATAGTGTTGCACACCATAACCTTTACCGATGCTGGCCGGCCACGCTATTTAAATCTTACCCCATACTGGCGATAAGCTTAGTAAGCACAAATGATGATATAAATACATCTATATTAAATCCTGTGCTATGGTTAGGCCGAGTGTGGCCGGCTTTTTTTAATAGCCGGGCTTCACGGGCCACGAAATATCAGGTGCGCTGGACGTATCGACAGCTTGCAAGGACTGATAATACTTCATCCATGTAGTTAGAGATTCCTTATCAGCCTCCGTAATGATCCCCAGCATAAGTTGTGTCTGCCATGGCTGTGTAAAGGTATTTACCTCGCTCATCAGCCACTTTTTGTCAGATTTCGCCTGTGCTACTAAATCTTCTCTTGGAACCTCCGGAACGATAGGAGGGTAAAATTTGCCTTTTTTATAAGTGCCGCCTATTTGGCAGTCAGAGTCGCCGCAAGCCACAGCCTGAAGGCCCTCCCCTGGAGTCCATTCGGTTTCACCGTCCCACAGCACGGCATTAACGATATTACCATCGGCGTCGACGACAGCGTAAATTTCGTTAGTCATTATGCATACTCCCAAATTTCCAGATAACCAGAAGTTCCTGCCCCACCCACGTCACCACTATTGCTGGCTAGCTGAGAGCAGCCCCCTCCCCCAGCGCCGAATCCTACGCCAACCAATCCGGGAGCACCGCCAAGCCCCCCTTGCCCACCTATACCCAGCGGAGATGAGCCTCCAGTTCCTCCTTTAGCCTGGTTTGTTCCTGATCCTAATATCAGTGCAGGCTGTCCTGAAGCCGCTGCCAATAGTATCCGACTTACACCAACGCTAACGGTAGGGTATGTGGTCCCGTTACTAACACCGCCGACCGAAATCGTGGGTGTCACCGCTGCCCCTGCATACCCTCCTGACCCGCCGGGTATGAGAAGCACTCCCGCCATAATGGTTGAGCCTCCACCGCCCCCCGCACTTGGCGTTTTAAGTCCAGCTGAGCCACCAATACCGATGGTGATGACGTAACTTGATAATAATGAATCAAGGGTAATCTCTGCATAACATCCGGATTGACCACCGCCAGCTGTTGATTGTTGGTTGGATGTTGTAGATGGGCACCCGCCCCCGCCACCACCACCACCAACGCCTCTCACAACAACCTTTTTGGCGCCTGTGGTTGGAGTGTAAACTCCAGACGCGGTGAATCGTTGAATGCCAATAAGCCTGCCTGGACCAAATAGGGATTTGATCGCTGCTGCAAGCTGATTGTTTTTGGATTTATCCAGCGAAATACCAGCACTCTCAATAACGGCTGCGATCTCTTCCTGAACTGAATCAAAGAAATCGGCATCAAGCGCTGTAGGCAGTTCGCCGGTCTGTGGGTTGCCACCAGTAAAGCCATTTTTACCTGCGCCAAATTTATCCACCTGAGCGGTAGACGTGTCGATACGATGCATGTTTACTCCGGATATCTGAAAATTACGTAGGTGTGTGACGGTGCCAGCTTGTTAAGAACGCATTCCGCAGTCGTGTCGCCCCACGTTCTCAGGCTGTCAGTGCTGTTGCTGATCGCGGTCATCGGCGTTATCTGTGTGGCTGAAGGCATGTTCACCTGCCAGTAGTAACGCCAGTCATCGCTATAAAGAGATTCTGTGCAGTCAGAGAGACACGTGAACTGGCTTTTTTTGTAACGTGTAATAGAGACGCCGGTATAACCAAGCGCTTCAAGCTGAGCCAGATAAAACGCCTCGTTGATGCCGCCAGGCAGATTAAGCTTTGCATCCAGACGCTGGCGGCGCTGCTGGAGAGTCTGAACGCCCGCAGGGGCGCAACTGTCCGGCAGGCCACTTATCTCTTCATAACGATCAATCAGTTCTGTTACCGAGCGGGGATCTATTTCCAGCATAAGCGCATCGCCCCGACCGTGAACTGCAGCCAGTGATGGCGCAAATCCCGTCAGCAGCAAATCGTCGCTGTCCCATGCTGGCCCGCGTGGCAGCAGTGCGCCAAGCATCTGCCGGTACTGCGCCGTTAAGTCCATGAGATTGCCCCCACCACACCTAATTCACCCTTACCAATCGTAATATCAGCTGACGGGCTCACCAGAGTGTGGCTGTACTCTCCGGTTGCAATGCTGATAGCTTCACTGATGCGGGAGGGCTTCAGCACGCTTTCAGGCCCACCATCACGAAGCATCATTGATCGCAGCTCAGCTTCAACGGCATAGCGCACCTCTGCTGTATCCGGGTTCAGGCGAATCTGGAAGTTAACCGTGTGCGGTGTTGCTGCAAACACATAGATATCGGCACCGGCTACGGGTGCCAGCGGTTCGATGTAGGCCTGAACAGCAGACACCGTGGCTGCATCAGGGATAGGATTAATCAGGTCGCTGTTCGCTACCATTACCCCCACCGTTCCGCGACCACTCCAGTGCCGGTACGTCCAGGCGCGGGTAATGCCAGCAACCTCTTTCGCCCACACCTCATAGTCACCATCTGCACCGCCCTGTGGGGTCCAATACCATCGCTCTATAACGCGCGCCCGCCAGACTTCTAAATCTTCGACGTCAGCGCCGCCCTGAATGCTGTCTGCCACACCCGCTGACGTCAGACCGGTAATCGGACTGACCAGCCGCATGGCAAGCCCGTCATCGGTGTTACCGATTTTCCCTGCATTATCACAGGCAACCGATACGCGCAGCACGCCACCCGCTGATGTGGCCGCCGCTGTTGTGGTGTAGGAGACCAGGTCGTCACGCTGGATAGCCACACCGGCCGGGACGGTAATATCTTTTGCAGTAACGTCCCAGCGCACGTAGCCGGTTGCCGCTGTGGCCTCTTTTCGCGGGCAGCGCTTCATATTGGCATGACGCGTCAGCCAGTCCTCATCAGCAAGGTCAGGCAGCAGGTTGCGTGCCAGATAGTCAATGTATCCATACACGGTATGTACCGCCGCCGCCTGCACTCGCCCGTATACTTCTGCGTCAGTGCGGCGCAGTACTGCCAGCGTTGAGTCTGCTGCCAGGCGGGTCAGAATATCGTTTCGGACGGTAGTGATTAACTGAGGGAGTGTCGGGCGGGTAAATCCACTGTCAGCCATTAAGTTCACTCCATAAATCGTCAAAGGAAAATGCCGTGCGGTTGCCGTCTTTCTGGCTGATAACTACTGAAGCACTGAGTGTGTTAATACCGGTCCGCTCGGCCTTCACATCCACCCGAACCGCAACGCCGTCATCTACCAGCCACTGAAGCGCCTGGCTGATATATTCGCGGGCTTTGAGCGGCGTTTTATTGGTGAGCGTCGTGCGGCTTAGAAGGTAAAGGCGGGAACCGATTCGGTCATTCTGAACGGTCGGGAAGCTGTCACCCCACCAGCCGTTATCCTGCTCCGGGCTGTCGTCAGGCTCAGCCTTTCGCCATGAGAACAATGAGATAATGACGGCGCGGGTCAGAGCGTCAGGCGGCCACGTCACGTCACGCTGGACGCCGTTAATGACAATAATCATGACGCCTCCATTTTTTGCGTTGTCGCGTCAGTAATGCCGCCGCCGGAGCCGTTTTCTTTGTGGGTATGGCCGTTGTAAGCAACGCGCATGGCTGACATGGTCAGGCCGGAGGAGTCGCACTTATCTTTAATTTCGCCGGTTGCCTCAATGTCCATTTCAAACCGGGCCTTTGGCGCATTGGTAAAGGTGATCTGCTTGCCTGCACCATCAACAACTATCCCCGCGCGGGTCAGCGTGACCGACTGTCCCTGATCGTCATAAACCGCCACCTCGCCGGACGTCAGACCTTTGATACGATAGCGACGGTCAGAGACAACCAGCACCACCCCGTGTGACCTGTCACCATCAAAGTAAGCGGCAACGGCCTCAGCGCCAGTGAGTGGAGCGGCGGTAAACCCGTATGGCTCCATGTGCTCAATGTCGCTTTTGCCCTCGCCCCCGGCCATTTCAACCTGAAGCATCTGGCACTTTGTGGCCGTGTTGAGTCCGCGAACGACCGCACGTGCCAGCAGGTTTGACAGCGCACGCCCCATACCTGAAATCGGGTTAGCCATCAGAAATCATCCTCTTCTTTCTTTTTCTTACGCTTGCCGGGTTTCGCCGGTTCAGGAAGATAAGCATCCGGCGGCCCAACCCGGATTTCGGTGATGGTGCCGTTCTCATCCTGCTGATAGGTCACCTCCGCGATTACCATCTGACGGTTGTTAAAACCCAGAACGGGATCAAAGACGATCACCTGCAGGTTTGGCAGCCAGAGTGAGCCGTCGCCCTGTCGCCAGCCCTGCACGGTATAGGTCACCTCATCGGTACGTGCTGCACGCTGGCGCATTTCAAATTCTGCACGTGCGCTGCAGGTTGCCGTGGTGGCGTTGCCGGTCTGGCGGATAATCATCGGGCGGTAGCGCTTCAGGCCACCATCAATAGTTTTTGAACGAATGGCCGTAGTTGTGGCCTCACCAAAGTCGTCGTCGTTACCCTTGCGCTGACCGGACACCTGATAGTCGCTGAACCGGTCCCGGATGCTCTTTTCCGTGTCGCAGGAAAGAATGTTTTCACCCAGCACCAGCGCGGTATGCGCCTGCTGACTACCAATGCCGCCGATTACCAGATTGCCCTGCGCGTTGTCATACGCCAGCGCCTGCTGCAGTCCGAGCATCTTGTTCAGCACGTCCATAACCGTTTCGCCCTGGTCGGCCTGAATTCCCTGAAGCGCACCGGATGCGCCGCCCGCATCCACCACCATAATGCTGAACGGCTTCGCCAGCTCTGCAGCCACCTGCACCAGAGAACGCCCGGCATACTGTGACGGCGTGGCTGAGCAGTCGATGAGGTCAGCGGTTTTACTGCGCCCGGATATTCCCACGCTGATGCTGCGTGCGTCATACCGGACCGGTGTCGCCTCGATGTAGCCGGTCAGTACCTTGTCGGTGCCTATCAGCACCTCCACCAGATCGCCGTTTTTAATCCGGTTGCTGCGATTTGCCTGGTCGGTGTCACCGGGCCAGCTGCGGGTAATCTCAACGGTAAAATCGCGGGCGATGCGCTCAATGCCGGCGGCAATTCTGACCGAAGTCCAGCCGCCCCACTCCTGACCGTTAACCCGTAAAATAACTGTGTTGTTCATCGTACCGGAACCCTCAATGACTGAACCGGTACGAAGCCGGGATGGCGGATACCGTTACGCGCCGTAATGTCACCGGCGCGGGATGCAGAGTCGTACCAGTCAGCAGCGAGAACCAGCGCGGGCATCACCTGTGAAGGTGTGCGCTCCGTCATGCGCTCAACCTGCTCCAGGCGGGCTGAGATATCGCGGTTAACATCGGTACGCACAGTGACCAGCGCCTGATAGAGCCCGTCATCAGAGACGCGCTCCATCTCAAGGTCAATAGCCTCGTTGAGACTGTCACGCACCTGCGCGAGATCATCCCATGAAATAACGGTGCCGTTATCCAGAGACGTGGTGACGCCCGAAGAAGCGGAAACGGCTGAAGTCGATGTTGTGTCTGTGTCTGAAGCCGCATTACCTGAATCTGGCCTTATGTTGCTGACAGCTGGATGCGATACCACAACCGGCTGCTGCGGGTCCTGCTGGCGTGTGACGGTGCGGTTTGATGGCTGCGGAAGACTTGTGACTGTCGCGGCCGCCTCACTGATTGCCGTGGTGCGCACCGCCTGCGCAACGTAATTGCGCTGGGTGGTCTGTGCCTGGGCGGTTTTACTGTCCGTTTTCCACACCCCTCGCGGGGCCAGGCCAGAATCAACCGTAACGCCGGTCAGCCCTTTAATCATCGACATCAGGTCAGAAGTGTTACCCGTCAGCCGCGTTCCGGCGCGCCACATGGTCTGCAGCCGGTTAACAAAGCTCATGCCGCTGGATGGCGGGCTGAGCAACACCGATAAATCACCCTGCATCAGACGGGATGCCGCGCTGATGCCAGAGTCTACATACTGAAAGGCACTGGTGACGGTGCTGAACATGCCGCTGGCCTCATCCAGAACGCCGTCCTGCAGGAAGTCAGGCATGCCATCCATACCAAAGGCACCGAACGCCGATGAAATGGCGTCATCCAGAAACGAAACGGAAGAAGATAATTTCTGGCCGGTCGCCAGCCCCGCAGTCGGGAAAGAAAGCTCGCCGGACTCAACGAAGCTGAAACTGATGCGGCACATGCGCCCTTCGCTCTGCGAATGACTGATGCGCACGGCATCGTCAACAACCACAGTCATCTCACCGTAGTAAGGGTGAACCAGCGTACAGGAACCCGGCTTTTCAATAGCCTCAATCAGCCGGTTGCGCTGCTCAAAGAAATCATCGCCAATCAGATAGGCCTGCACACTGAACCGGCGCGTCGCACGCCCTAAATCTTCGGCCCACGGCTTGTCACGGTTCGGGTACTCATGCACCTGTACGCGACGGCCTAAGGTGGCCTCATCTTCATCTACCTTAAACGGGACGCCCCGCAGCGAGGCATCCTGCAGATTGTCCTTCCAGCTCATAGCTTGCTCCAGGCAATAAAAAACCCGCCGGAGCGGGTTGATGTTTATTTCAGGTGTATCTGTATCGAATAGGAGTCGCCAATTTTGACGAAAAGAGAATCAGCTTTTTCATCGTAAGACTCAAACCGCTGAACGCCTTTAAACTTCTCCAGCTTATTCTCGAAAATTGTACTGTTGGTGCCGGTAAGGTATTCAAAAGCTTTACCGGCCAGCGCAACATTAACCTCATTCAATGATTTGTCTTCATTCGCGTAGAGATGAATACTTATCTTTTCAGCGCATGGCGGCTCATAAACGGTCACGTAAATCTGCGGTTCATACTCTGACTGTTTACTATCATCAAACGCATCTTCAAGAGACTGCTCCTTCCTGAAGGAATACTGATGTCTTAGCATCCCGCCATCTTTAAAAACCTGCACCTTCTCAGGCTTTTTACCAATTGCAGCTATGAAGTCTTTTTCATTAAAAGCGGGGTAACATTCACTGGCCATTACCCCATTAACAAAAAATAGAGTCATTAGAAACGCAAGCAGGGGCATATGGATGCTTTCCTTAATTTGGAGTCGAGAATCGATTATAACCCACATCGAGATCAAACCAAGGGAGTGCGCTACCAGCAGGCTCAACTCGCATTCCGGAAGGCGCGTTTTCGAAGGAAACCTTAATTTCTCCCTTTTGTGCTGTCGCGTCATTACGCATCAATGGACCGCTCATGCTCTGCGGGTTTAGCGGAACATCGCCACTCTTTATCTGCTGCTCGTTGTTATACCAGCCGCCAGCCTTCCACCTTTTCTTAAGTGATTCCCAGAATGATTCGGTGCCGTCTTTCTGAGTTGTCGCGTCAGAAATCTCCTCCAGCTTTTTAAACATGTAAAGTGCGACCGCTATTGATACTGTCAGAGCACTCAGCTTGCCTATTTTGGTAAGCACGGCAAGTAGACCGCTTGCTTTAGTTGTGGCAGTCGTAAGCGATCCAATAACCTGCACCGTGAACAATCCGGCCATTACTCCACCAATGCCGGTAATAATGCCGTTCATACCGCCCAGGGATTCTGTCAGTCCGTCTATCTTAGTCCAGACCTTTTCAACTACAGGGCCGAACTTATCCCAGTCAGAAATCAATAAGCCGATCCCCAGCGCGGCCAGCCTTAGAAATACACCCATAGGAGAAAGTTTCAGGCCTTGCCCCAGAATCCCAAGCGCAAAGTTAATTCCCAGCAGCCCCAGCTTCATTCCAACAAAACCGGCTGCGATACCAAACGCTCCCCGAATAACCTTTGGGTTTTTCTCAGCAAATTCGCTAAAGCGTTGTGACATATCACCCAGCCAGCCCACCAGCCTTTTTGCATCCCCAGCAAAAGCCCCGCCGATTGCAGCAAGGCCGTTGACCGCAGTGCCTGTCATTGAGTCCCACAGGTTAGTGAGTGTGCTCAGCTGAGCATTAACGCGCATGTTGAGGTCGGCCTGCTTGTCCATTTTGGCCTGAATTTCGTCGTATCCGCTTTTACCTTTATCTATTAAGGCATTTAACACACTTAGTGTGTCTCCATCGTCACCGAATATTTCCTTAATTATTCTTGTTCTGTTTAAAGTGGTTAATTTATTAAGCTTTTCAAGTTGTTTGAAAAGATTTTCGATTCCACCGAACTCTCCTTTACCATCGGTGAAGTCCAGCTTTATACCCTTACGACCCAAAAGCTTATTGGCCGCCTTCATTTTTTTGGTATCAAACCCAGCCTGAAAAATTTTCCTTATTGCGTTACCTGCCTTTTCACCCTCAGTACCCATCTGATCCATCATGACTGCAATGGGCGCTAACGCTCTCGAGGCCGTCAGTCCGTCCTTACTTACCATTTTTGTTACGGAGCTGACATTCGAAAAGAACGACAGCATGTTGGTGTCATCAACACCCAGATAAAAAGCTTTCTGAATGGTGTCGAATAATCCCATCATGTCTTTTGATGAAGTTCGTGTCGCATCCTGCATTTTTGCAGCAAACTCTGCGGCCGCTTCAGGCGTTTTCTTGAGCTGAACCGCCAGATAAGCGGAAGCCTCACCAACACCACTCAGGATGTTCTGAGCCGGAATACCCTGCCTGACAAGCATCTGCATCATGTTCTGGAAATCAGCAGTAGTGCCAGGCAGTTTGTTACCCAGGCCGATGGCCAGCTTATTGATTTTTTCGAAGTCAGAGCCAACCGCGCCGCTGGCGTCCATCATGGCAACTTTCAAGCCTGTCGCGGCGTCTTCCTGTTTGGCAAAAGCAACCAGCGAACCTGTCAGCCCGGCAGCAAGACCACCGGCCATAGCCATGCCGCCCCTACCCGCTTCCTCTGCATCTTTACGGAACCGGCGCAGATTCTTTTGCATGCGACCAAGTGCAGGCGAAAGTCTGTCAACGCCAGTGATAAGCGCTTTCAGTTCAAATTCAGCCATTAGCTTTTCGCTCCCGTTCTATCCGGTTCGCCTGGTCGATAAGTAATTGCAGGCTTTTTAAGTCCTCACTAAGGACTTCCAGAGGATTTATGCGCCAGTAACTGGCGCAATCGAAGTACAGATTAAGCAACTCTTTAGCTGTCAGGCCTGAAGGAAAAAACCGGCAACTACCCAGCCAGCAGCATTCAGGTCTGATGGCGACATGTCATCTACTGAACTTGGCGGGATGCCACCCAACTGACTGATGTATTTAGCCACGACATGCGCCAGCAGCTTCACTGACTCATCCTGATTCATCTGATAGGGATAGCCCAGCTCACGGACATCCTTTCCCGTTGGATCGCGCAGCTCCAGCACATGGATAGTCTCACCGTGTGCCGTAATGGGTTTTGAAAGCTGAAGTTCACTCACTGATAGAATCCTTCTGAGCCGTGGAATTCGAGGTCTACCGTACCCTCTTCCGCATTGTGGTTTGCCTCACCGAACTGGAACGCTTCAGACAGCACGTAAACCATGCCGTTAGCCAGCTCGGCGGTGACGGTCATCTGGTCTGAATCCATCAGCTTGGTGACCGGGAACGCCTTCGGCACCTTAAAGGTGCCTTTGACGTACGGTGCACGGTGCGTCTCTTTGTAATCGACGTCACCGGCCAGGCCGATCACGTCATCACGAACTTTGGTGTTCATCGGCACCTCAATGCCGCCGGTCAGCGACAACTGCTGGCCGTCCACCTTGACGTATGCTGTACCCGCAATCTTTGCCATTAAGCGGTCTCCTCGCTGTATTGCAGACGGAACTGATTAAGCAGCGCAAAGACGCGCAGCTGGTTGACGTAATCCGGCGGGAACAGGACATCCACGCGGGTAGGGTCGCTGACGTTGCGCTCTACCACCAGATGCTCTTTGAAGAGATCGAAGTTTTCCACAATCCCTGCCCGCTCCATGGTGCGGTAGCTGGCGCACATCTCACCCTTCAGCACTGCAGGCGTCACGATGGCCTGACCCGGACCGAATCGCGTACCGTCATTCGCCAGCTTATGACGCGGGTACTTACTGGTAATGATGCTCTTCAGCTGACGGATAACATAGGCGCTGGTATGCAGCGTTTCGCTGTCCAGGTAGCTGTTATCAGCGACGCCATAAGCGTTTTTCTGATAGGTGGTGATGTCGCGCTGGATACGCAGCACACCGCTTTCAGCGTAGGCCGTGGCAATTCCGTGTTTAAGCAGAGACTGCTGCTCGGTCAGCGTAAAGCGACTGCCTGCCGGTGCCGGCAATGCGCCGGTAAGCTCACCGGTCTGCGTCGGGCGGGCCGGGTCAGTGCGGATAAATACGGCATTACGGGCGGTACGCAGTGCGACCAGCTCATCGGCAGACGTCTGAACAGCAGGCTCATAACCGGCTACGGTAATGTGCTGGTTGTTCATGGTGTCACCAAAGGCAACCAGGTCGGAGAGCTTGCCGACCTTCGCCGTATAAACGTGGCCGTAAAGCTGACGTGCGTAGCCCCAGCGCCCGGAAGAGTCGTTCATTTCCAGCGCCAGCGTCGCCAGCGAGTCGGAATCACTGAACGGTGTGCCGATGAAGTCAAACGGCTCATCGCCCATCGCGGCCACGGTCGCAGCCAGTGAAGGTGAGCCCGTTCCGCCAGACATCGCGGCAATAGCAACGTTAACGCCGTCAGGCGTGGTTTCGCTCCCCACGGTGCCGTAGTAGTTCAGCCCCAGCGGAATGCTGTTGCCGGTAAGCCCTTTGTGACGGGCGGTGAGAGTCACCACGCCTGCAGCTGCGGCTGCGGTCACCGGCAGGTCAGCGTCAGCATTAATGGCAGCGGCCAGCGTCGCGGCCACGGTTTCAGGGGCGTCGCCGGTCACTACGGCTGCCTGCACACGATCCGCGCCGATATACAGGCTGAGCGAACCTGACGCCTGTGCATTGCCGGTCAGCGTCAGCGTGCCTTTGGCAGTCTCGCCTTCCGGCTCGGTTACCGCGATAACCCAGAGCTCACCGAACGGATCGACAGCGCGATAGCGTGCCACCATACGGGCCAGCTGGCTGCCACGGCCTGCCACCTTACCCGCCAGCGCGGCAGACGGCATGATGGTAAGTTTGTTTTTAACGATGATGCTGTCAGCTGAAGCGAGGCCAATCAGCAGCGACGGCCCGCTGCTCTGCGTGGTATTCGCTTCGCTGTTGTCCATTTCGGCCCAGAACAGCGGGACACGGAGGTCTGACGGAATAGTGGGGAACGAGACTGACATTATTCACCGCCCTTTTTCTTGGCGTCAGCAGCGGGCTTTTCTTCTTCCGCGCTGACTTCTTCGACATCACCATCCGCAATGCGGCGGTGCCAGTAGCTGCTCTCTTCGACGTTCCGGCCTTCTGAAGGCAGCAGATCGCCCCGGACAGGGTCAGGAACTGACCGCCCGCGTTTGGGTCTGATTTGCATGATTTACTCGCTGAGGTTGATTTTGGTGTGGTGCTCAATGATGCCGTCAGGACCGTTACCCGGATCGATGTAGTCAACGTCGATTTCGACCGCTCTCAGCTCATCCAGGGCGTTGAGGTCATCCTGCTGGCGCGTGTCCTCTTCGGTGATTTCCCGCGTCAGCATGAATTCAAACTGGTAGTAGAGGCGACCCCGGTCCATATCCAGAAGCTGGCCGCCGGAATACGCCACCGGGCCTGCGTCTGAATCAGGTTCCCAGCCCAGCAGAGCCTTCCAGATTTGCTGCCGCACATCATGCACGGCATCATACCCGGCAGCCTGACCGCGCTCGTCACGCGTATTGTCCAGCACAACGACAACTGCAAAGCCTTCGGTCACGTTCTGCCAATAGTCAGTCAGGGACTTCTGCTCAGCGGTAACGTCTTCTGTCGGCACAACATACGCCGCCGGCAGCCGCATTTTTCCGGTTTCGGGGATAGACTTGAATTCAGCCGCCCCGGATACGTTGCCCGCGAACATCGGACATCGTGCCCGGAGAGCGGCGATCACCAGTGATAGCTTCATTTCTTTTTCCTTTCAGGACGAAGGGAGGTGCGTAGCGCACGGGTCAGCACATAACGTGTCCACGTTTTGCGCGCCTCCAGCACTTCGGTCATGTAGTTTTTGCGTGGCGCAACACGCCAGCCATTGCCACCGGACTTGCCCTTGTGGTGACTCTTTTTGCGCTTAGACCCACGCTTGATGCCGTAGAACAGAAACGCGGGGTAAAAGTCACCCTCAATAAGGCGGTTGCCCTCGCCCCGCTTCTGGTTTGGCGCTATGCGCACCATCAGGCCCGGACGGCTTTTTGATGCGCGGGGAACGTAATAGCCGATGGACCGCGCCAGCCTGCCGGTTCTGAATCCCGGATACTCGCCCGGAGCAGAACGGCCACGACGCATGACCAGGCGCCGGGCATCACGCATATGCACCTGACCAATCTGAATGAAGGTGCGGCGCATTTTTGCCCGGTTAAAAACGAGGTCTTTTGGCTGCTGAAAGTCAACGTGCAGTAGCGGTTTAGCCATACATCCCTCCGTCGCTATCAACAGCCCTCAGTTCTTCACACTCCAGCAGCAGATAGCGACCGGCAGAGTTGAGGTCGCGCAAGCGCTTAACGCGATACACGTAACCGCTGTAAACCACCTCAAAATCTGACGTGATCCCCCGGCGGTAACGGATGGTCATGTAGTGGGTTATGGTGTCATCAGCCTGAACGGATTCGTGATAGGTGGTGGCCCCCACCTGCCGGACCTTCGCCCACACGTCCCTTTCATTCTCATAAACCGAGTCAGTGCCACCATCATCTGCTGGCTGGTCGATGCGCTGGCGCAGGTGGATGCGCTTATTCAGTTCACCGGGATCGGGCAGCGTGAAAACGGCACTGGTATTTGATGAGCGTTGCTGCATGCTTAATACCCCGACACCGGCAGACGCCGCGAATAGAGCAGGAACTCAAACGCCTGCGGCGTCTCCGTCATCTCCAGTTCTGACACTGAACTGCGATGCTCATACCAGTGACTGACCAGCATCAGCAGGGCAAGCCGGATATCTTCGGTAATGACCATGCCGTCCGTATCAAGCGGTGCAATATCTGTCACCGTTTTATAAAGATTGCGGTTGAGGTAGGTCACCGCCTTTGCCTCGGCTGCCAGCGCAAAAAGCTCAAGCAGCCGATCTTCTTCCGTGAAGTCGCTATCCAGTCGGCACTGCTGTTTAATTTCTTCGAGCGTCAGCAGCATGGTGTTCAGCCTTTTTTGTTTTTACCTTTTGCTGGCTCTGGCTCTGGCTCTGGCTCTGGCTCTGGCTCTGGCTCTGGCTCTGGCTCTGGCTCTGGCTCTGGCTCTGGCTCTGGCTCTGGCTCTGGCAGAGCAGCAGTATCGTCTTCAACCAGCACTGCATAGCCTTTTTTAATTAACTCGCGACCATGCTGCTCGTCGGTCTCGATGGTGTTGCCTTCAGAAACGACAGTGCCGCCGAAATAATTCGGTTTAATCAAAAGCAGTTTCATATGTAACTCCCGGAAAGGCGGCCCGGAGGCCGCCGTTGCTGTTACGCTGCAGCAGCAGGTGCGGTGAAGGAACCGTAAACGAACGCTTCAGGGCGCTTAACGGCCAGCGCCAGACGCTCTTCACAACGGATTGAGATCATGTTTTTCTCAAAGTCGTCAGCGTTTTCGGTTGAGATAACTACGTTGGCATCTTCACGGTCGAAAATCTGCGCACCGGCATTGAATGCGCCAGTCAGGAATTTACCCTGGAAAGCAGCCGCTTCGGTTGCGACAACCGGCAGCCCCCACAGGGTAGGACCGGTCAGAGCTGCCGGGTTAGCCAGAATGTAACGACCCAGCGAATCCTTAGTCAGCTCGATCTTCGCCCAATCAATGAAGTGCAGAACATGGCCGGACGCCGGGAAGCGAGCCAGCTGCGCCTGCAGCATAGCCAGCCGCAGATCATCAATACCATTTTGATTCGCCACGCTGAAGGCAGCAGCGTATGCAGATGCCTGTGGAACGATACCGTTCAGATGCGTGCCAGTGCCGTCACCGAACAGAATCTCCTGCTCTTCAACGTACTTCAGCCCGTAGCGCAGCTCGGCGTCAATCGTCGATTGCAGCTGCGGCATATCGTCAAGAATCTGCTTGGCGGCTTTGAACAGGTGCGCGATGGTGCGGACCGGCGTGATTTTTTCCGCGAAAGTGATACCGCTGTATGGCTTGGTAGTGTTCTCAGCGACGGTCGCTGCATTGTTGGTAAAGCCGGTCTGCTGAACCCAATAGATAGTGCTGGACTCGGTGCGGCCCGGCGCAATAAGGTCGCGAATAAACAGGCGCTGCTTAGGCTGCTGATCGATGCCAGGCAGACGGTCAGGCGCTACAATTGTGCCAGGAACGTTAACTGACAGCAGCGCCGCCTTAACGGGGATGCTCAGGCGCTTATTGCCTTCGATGCTGGCTGAAAATGCCTTCAGCGCTTCGGAGGAAACAACCTGACCGCCCACGGTTTCGATAACGTTTTTTGCATTCGCCAGCGGCATCTGTGCAACATGCTGCTCCAGATCACCCAGCGCTGCCTTCAGTGTTTTTTCTGCTTCACGCATGGCGTTAAGCTCACTCGCCATTTTATCCACTGCCGCTTTGGTCTCAGTTGACAGCGAACCAGATTTTTTCGCCTCAGCCAACGCTTCCTCAGCCTTAGCATTAAACTTGCCGCTGGCTTCGTTGATGCTGGCAGTAACCTGCTTCAGTACTTCATTCACTTCAGACATTGTTGATCCTTATTTGCCGAACGCGGCCAGCGCGTTTTTAAGTTGTGCAATATTTTCGGGGTTGATTTCGTCGGTAGCGCCAGGCATACCTTCAGGGGTAGCAGCAGCGCCTGGCTTGCCGCCGGTTAATGCTTTAAGAAGTTTTCGACGCTCGGAGCGTGGCGCGTCCGTTTTTGCCAGCATCGCGTCCAGCTTGCGCAGCGCAGCTGCAGGACTGTCGTCGCCATCAGCAATTTCATCTGCCGCCAGCAGGCGATCTGCAAAACCTTTTTCAACCGCATCGCTGCCGCCGATGTAGGTTTCTGCATCCATCATCGCGTCGATGGTGGCCGCATCCAGACCGGTTCTCGCGCCATAGATATCATTCATCGCCTTATCAAAAGGCACCATGTCCGCCGCAATCTGCTGCAGGTCGTGACGGTTGCCCATCGCGTACACCCAGCAGTTATGGATCATCAGAAAGGCACCGCGACCAATCTGCACCTCATCACCGGCCATCGCGATAATCGACGCAGCAGAAGCAGCGAGGCCCAGCACCTTGACGGTCACTTTCCCTTCGTATTCACGCAGCAGGTTGTAAATCGCCAGGCCTTCAAACATGTCGCCGCCCGGCGAATTGATGTTCACGGTCACGTCGGCACCACCGATTGAGCGGAGCGCGGCAGCGATGCGGCTGGCGGTAACGCCGTCGCCATACCAGTCAGCGCCAATGACGTCGAACACGGAAATGCTGTTGTCATCACTCTTTGCGGCCTTGATGCTGCCGTTCCAGCGATCCATTGCGGAAGACGGCAGATCGCGATTTTCGCGCGCAAAAGGCCGCCCCTCCGGCGCTGCCGGAAGACTTTTCACTGTCATTGGGGATGCTCCTAAGCCGCCTGTTTAAGCGGTGATTGTTCGAAAGGAATGTCCGGGAAAACGGCGTTATGAACTTCGCGCAACAGTGTGGCCCTTGCGGCGGTGCTGTTTTTGCGTAAGTCTTCAAGCGGTGTCAGGTTCAGCTGTACGGTGTAGATATCACCACCTTCAATCGGCGGCAGATTCTCCAGGCGGCGCACGTCATTACGGGACATCCAGCCGTTCTGCAGCGCGGTGGTGTAATAAGCGGAGCGCCCTGCGCTGTCGGCACGAAGCAGACCTTCAACGGAGAACTCAGCAAACAGGTCTTCATCACCGTTCAGCAGGCAACGTGATATCTCCTGTTCAATATTCACCAGCATCGGACGAAGCGTATTAGTCAGGAACAGCAGGTTCATGCCTTCAACGCTCGACGCCCAGCTGCTCTGCTTATCAACGTGACCGACCATAAACGGCGGCACGCGGAACCAGCGGCAGATTTCCTCAATACTGAATGATCGCGACTCAAGCATCTGAGCGTCTTCAGGGTTGAGTGTAATGCCCTGATAGGACATATCACCCTCAAGCACCATCACCTTGCCTGCGTTTTTTGAACCAACGAACCGGTTAAGGTTTTCGCGGTTTTTCTGGCGCTGCTCTTTGGTCAGCAGGTTCTTTGACAGAAAGAAACCTGACGTCTGAATACCGTTTTCAAAAATTTTTGCGGCTGATTCTTCGACTGCCATCGCTGCGCCAAACACGTCTCGCCCGGTTCGCATCGGCATCATTCCGCATACACCATCCAGACCAAAGCCCCGGATGTGCATCATATTTTTAACCGGGATGATGCGCGGTACACCCTTCTCGGTGTATGTATACTGCAGTTCGCCGCTGTCCAGCCGCTCCACCTTCATGCTCTGGGGAAGCAGCGGAACCAGTGAGACCAGCTTGGTGCCGATCATCTTTTTCTCAACGTAGGCATTACCACGCAAACAGATACTTGCAACGACCATCAGCATGAAGCGCGATGGCGTCATTTCGCTGTTCGGGCGGCGGCACAGCAACTGATAGGCCGGATGATTTAGCGCCAGCTTGCGGGAGCCGTCAGCTGCTCTTTCATATACCTTCATCGGCAGAGTTGAAACTGACTCACTCAGCAGGCGCACACAGGCCCAGACAGAGGCCAGCGCCAGCGCTTTCTCTGCTGTAACTACCTTTCCGCTGCTGCTTGTGCCGTACCATTCCTGCCAGAACGCAGCATCATTCAGTCCGATTGACTCACCGAGCCAGTTAACAATCGCGCTCTTAATGCGACCCGGCTGTTTTTTTTCCTTCATCAGATACCTACCATGATCGGGTCATCAAAAAAGTCATCAGGATCGCCGCTGTCCACCAGCACCGCATCCTCTGCTGCACCGATTGCCATAGCAGAAGCCACCACGCCGTCGATACGGCCGGTGCTTTTCTTCTTGGCAAATATGCGGTTGTCCTTCTGGTCAGCCTCAAGCACCGCAGAGGCGGCGTTCCAGCGAAGGCAGGGATTAGGACATATGACAAGCACCCTGTTGTTTAGGTGCTCTTCAAAAAGCTCAATGGATCGCGGCATCCACAGCCCGGACTCCTGCGCCTTATAAAAGCCCTGCCCATGCGGAACAAGGTCAACGCTCACAGACTCGCTTTCGAGTTCGGGCTCCAGATACTTGATGCGGTACTGGTCAAACGCGATGCACTTAATGTCGTATCTGGCCGCCAGTTCACCGATACGCACCGCCACAAAACCGTAATTGACCGCCTTACCAGGCGGCGCGTGAATAAAGCCATTACGCAGCCAGGCGTCATAGGGAACATGGTCAGTTTTGGCACGCTCAAGCAGGGAATCTTTCGGCGTCCAGAACTCAACTAAAAGCTTTTTGGATTTTGGAAAGTAAAGCGCCAACGCAGTCAGGTCACGTGAGCCTGACAGGTCAAGACCGCCATAGCACTCTTCACCCGCCAAATCCTCGGGGTCAAAGTCCTGTTCGCAGTTCATCCAGGTGTCGCTGTCAATCCACGGGTCGGACGCCTCCACCCACTGGCAGAAATTCAGGCGGCGAACGATGCTCTCTTTCGACGGCATGCCGCGCGCCTGCGTTACCTGCTCCCGCAGATATTTATCCGTGAAGGTCTGACCCAGAGACGGATTAGCTTTGCCCCAGCAGGTTTCATCCTTGAATGGGTCGTCACCATCATCCAGTGAACAGATGAAGCTGAAAAAACTGTCATCAACCAGGTCACCGGCAGCAACCTTGCGCCCGTACTCGTGATACTCATAACAGACGCTGGTTTTATCGTGGCCGCTGTTGGTGATCAGGAACATCAGCGCCTGACGGCGGCCTTTTGTACCGGCACGCATCATCTCAACAACGGCATTTGTTTTGTGCTCATGCACTTCGTCAATCAGTGCGCCATGCGGACGCGGTCCTGACTGACCATCATCGGAGCTGATCGGCTTGAAGAAAGAGCCCGTCTGCAGAAACGCAAGGTTCCACACGTTCAGGCCAGTGCCGGATTTGGTGATGCGCTGCGCCAGCGCGGGCGACTGATCGACCATCGTCACCGCATCGCGGAACAGGATCATCGCCTGGTCTTTTTTCGTGGCCGCCGCGTAAACTTCGGCGCGGGGCTCTTTGTCTGCCATCAGCAGGTAAAGACCAACTCCGCCCGCCAGTGGCGATTTACCCGAGCCCTTACCGGACTCGATATAGCTCATGCGAAAGCGGCGCGTGCCGTCCTCCGCCTTCCAGCCGAACAGGGAGCCAACAATGAAACACTGCCACGGCAGCAGGATGAAAGGTTTGCCCTCATGCTCACCGCCATTTAGCTTCAGAACCTGAGCAAAGAAGTTAACAACGCGCGTTACAGCTTCAACATCCCAGAACAGGCCACGCTTCGGGCCCTCTTCCAGATCGCGGAGGTGACGGGCACATGCCGCGCGGATGTCTGGTCCGGCAATAACCGCACCGCTGGTAACGTCCATTGCATACTGCGTAGCCGGATCAACCGAAGAACTGGTTGAGCGGGTCTTCTTCTTTTTCTCCACCATTCACGTTCACCTTTGACCGGGCAGCCGGTGTCAGGCCGAACTCTACCAGGTAGCTTTTAAATCGCCGGTCTGCATCAGCCAGCATTGAAACAGCCGGGTTGGCTTTAATCAGAAATCCGCCTTCGGTCTGGACCGTGTAGGTTCTGCCCTCTTCAGCAATTGTGATCCGAAGCTGAAGAATATCGGCGTAAATATCACAGAGCCTTTCCAGCGCCAGCACATCGGCAACGGTCAGCACGCCCATCCCATCGAGCAGGACAGTCAGCTTTCCCCACGCAACCTTTCCCCAATCAGTGAGGTGTGACGGCGGGCTGGGGATTTCTCTCGCAGGTGCAGGCTCTTTGTCGTTGAGTTTTCGCTTGCCCGGATTGCCGGTAACGACCTTAAGATGGGTCGGTTTTGGTCGTCTTCCGGCCATAAAAACCTCCCAGAAAAAAACTTTTCATTTCGCGGTTGTGCATAAAAAGGGGGGCGGGCGGTCAGGAGGTCGCTATCCCCTGAACTCTTAACCCACCCTCCCCGTTGATGATGATAATCGTTCTCATCTGACCATGACCCTCTCACCCTTGCCATTCAATGATATTCATTCTCATTTGCGCCAATGTGATGACGGGTCAAGGGGCAGCCCGTCCTCATCGCACCCTATGACGTGTCCGCGCTTCTCTTCGCGCTGCTTGGTCGAGTCGTGGTGTTGCTTGCAGAGTGGCTGCCAGTTGGCCTTGTCCCAGAAGAGCTTCTGAGCCTTAGCTATCTCATCCTTTTTGCCACCGTTGATGGCTTCTTTCAGCCTGTGCGGCTTGATGTGGTCAACGACAGCAGCCGCCACTGCTCTGCCCTGCCGATGGCACATGACGCAGAGAGGGTGAGACTTCAGGAATGACAGCCTGGCTTTATCCCATCGACTGTTATAGATGCGTGGCTCAGCCATTGCTTTGGGCAGCATTCATGATCGGCAGCAAAACTGACAAGTGTTTGTATAGCTGCTCTGTCTGACCGGTTTCTGTCGCTGCATAAGTCAGCTTCGATGCCATAACGCTTGCCACAGATGGATGCATGCCACTGTACTGACCGTTATTAGGGTCACTGTCGAGCAACGGTGAGCTAGTAATTTCAGCCATTGAGTATCGGATGAACTGGCTTTCGGGGATGCGTACAGAGGTATTAGAAGTTTCGACATGCAGCCACCCGCCGATGAGTAAAGGTTCGCAAATGGCTATTAATGATTCCGATGGAGAATCTTTCAGGCGGACAGTAACTTTCAAGCTTAATGGTTTCACTTTCTGGCCCATTTGGAATTTCCTGCTGGCTGGATGCGTATAACCCTCGGCAATGGTAAGACCACCAGCCGATGATTCATGGTGTTTATGCTGAAAAATGAACTCAGTAAGTGCAGTTTTCAGCACAAAATAAAAAGGCCACCTTAGCGACCTTGATATTATGTGGCTTACTTAATCTGGCTTCCCACCAGATGCACCGGTTACACCAGATGCTGAACCGCCGCCACCGCCGCCACCGATATATTCTGTTCCTGATACGGGGCCACCGATCACAATCCAATCCGAACCGCCATCCATCGTAATTTTAGCCTGCATAACTGCATGCGGAATATCCCGCGCCTTAAGCACGGATGAGATAGCATCAGTAATGGCCTTGCTCAGCTCTTTTGATAAATCATTTTCCATGACAACCTCAGGTCAGACGTCTAATAATTAGATATTTTATACCTGCATCAGGCACACTCGCAAATGCGCCTTGTGATGAACTCAGCAATCATCGTCCGGCTGAGCAACTGCACGGCAGGCAAACATGCAGGCATGCTGCATTGCTGTTTTAGCCTGAGCAATCCAGCGAGGATCGTAGTCCTTAGCGTCTTTCAGGTATTCCAGTTGGGCGATAAACTGGCGGCTAATCTCTTTAAGACGATTCATTTCAAGGATGTCTTTGTCGGTCAGTGTGCGATAACCCTGCACTTTGCTGCCGTCCTGCGGTTTTGCTTCGCTCATAACGTTTTGGCCTTCTCTGTTTGTTGGATTGGCTTCACATGCGTGAACATGAAGCCTTCATATGGCAGTGGCATGTAACAGGCCAGCAGTGTGATCAGGTCAAAGAACCATTCAGGCACACCGTTAGCAGCGCACACATCAGGTTCGCCTGACTCCATGTTGCGTAAGTAAACCGGAACGATGTTGGCGAAGAGGCCGGTATGCTCCCATTCGCTTTTGTTAACCCTGCCGAAGAATACTGCCATCTTATTTCCCTGATTCGATGCGCCGGATTGCAGCGCGGTCAATGTTGCACTGCCCCAGAGCGCCATATAACTCAGCGTTGAGGCTTACGCTGTCACCGAACGTCATATCCTGCGATGGCGCTGGCACATCAATCTGGCTGATCAGTTCAGCCGGAAGGCTTAGCTGTGTCTGCTTTACTGTCCGGTACTCCACCAGCGGCTTTTGCTGCGTCGCGCAGCCTGTCAGCAGCATCAGGGGGAACAGGAGCAACAGCACACTTGTCCGCCGCAAGGTAACGCTTAATTTCATTCTGTAGTTTCCGGTTCTGCTGGGCTGTAACAGCACGCTGTTCTGTGACCTGACTCATCACATCGTTTTGCTGCTTAACGGCTGTTACCAGCTCAGTGACGCTTGATGCCAGGCCATCGTTCTTAGAGCGAAGATCGTTAATCTGCTCGTCTTTACTGTTTGCCAGCTTCTCAAGCCTGTCGTTCGTTGCCTTTAGCTGTGAATTACTGGCGTTCAGTCCCCACAGCGCCACGCAGATAAGACCGATGATGACCAGGCCTGAATTGTTTCGGATAAAGCCGATTACGTTGAACATAGAATCCCCTTAGATTTTGATAAGCGGGATTTCCGGTCGTCCAGACCATTGGTGCCACCGTTAATGACTCTGGTGATGCGGGTAACATCATCAGAGTCTGCCAGCTCGTTTAATCCGTGATTCTTCCACCATGCCGCTGCTGACATCGCAGCAAAGCGATAGCCCAGCAATAAATCAGGGTTTGTCACTACATCAGCGCCCAGCTGCTTAACCAGCGCCTCATAGTTCGCTTTGCCGGTGATCTGAATAAGACCCCGACCGCGATAGCGGTAACCATCGCCTGAATTGATATCGCCATTACCGTTACGGTTTGCGTAAATGATGCTGGCGATCATCTTCTGGTTAGCTGGATGCATCGCATTACGACCATAAGCGCGGGCCTGTTCGGCAGTGATGCGCTTGCCAAACATTGCGGTCAGCGCGTTCTCGCTGTAATTCAACCCCTCTTCAACCTTCAGGAACCCGGCTGACTCATGCCCCGTCTGCGCCAGAAAGTGGGCCTGCCGTAATGGCGTGCTTATCTGGAAGGCTGAGAGGCTTGCCGCTATATGTGGATACCAGGCATCACGCAGAGAATCACTTACGCCGGTGGCACGCTGAAAACTACTTGCTGTCAGCATTACTGTCTCCCAATCGCTTATCTATCTGGCGGCGTATCTTCGTTGACACGTAGTCCACACCGAGGAAGCCAAGGAAGACCGCAGCAACCCGCGTAATGTCTTCACTGAAGTGCCAGTTGAACACCGAGCCAATTACCTGCAGGCTTGGCTGCAGGAAGAAGGCAAAGACGCTGCACATCGCTGCATCAAGCAGGCGGCGTGACCATGCATCTTTGCCAACGTATGTGGCTCTGAGAATCGCCATGACTCCGGCAAGACCCGCATAGCCGGTTTCGTTTTTGTGGGCGTAAAGCCAGGCAATCAGGCTTGCCCAGAACCCAACGTCTTTGTCCGGCATGCGTTTCATCCTCACCTCCGATAATTGGCAGGTGCTGTCGGTAGTCAGAAGAAAATTGCGCAACGCCACGGCGTCAAAAGTGTGTGTGGAGACTGATTGGCGTGCGCAAAAACGAAAAAAGGCCGCTCTTTGACGACCTCTTTGAATGGGAACCCTGACGCAATAGCGGTAACTGCCTTGCCCGTCGGCAACAGGGGTAATTTTTCTATCCGCTACAAGGGATATTCTTTTACTCATCCCTTTCAGGGGATAAGCCAATAAAAAAGCCCCGCCAGCTGGTGAGGCTGCGAGGCTTTCGGACATCCACTTGATATGCAACTGACCCGCCATCAGCGAACCAGATAATTCTTTTTAGTGCGGAAGACTCATAAAATCCCCACTATGAGGAGATATTAATCCATTCCCGGACAAAAGCAACAGTTATCTTTGGCTGGGGAATCTTTCATTGCCTGTTATTTTCTGAAAGGTCTGGTCAGCGTGAGACTCTTCCTCCTCCAGCTTAACCACCAGCGAATCAAAGAAAGGCTTCCAGTTGCGGTTCCAGGTTCTCTCCTGCAGGTCAGGTATCAGCACCCGAATGGCTCTGAATGCTTTTGTACCGGGCGAACGCGCAAATCCTCTGCCACCACAACGATCACAATTCTTCTCAACGATGGAATTAGTCTGCCTGGACATCTCGATATCACGCACGCGGCCTGTACCGTTGCACCGGCACCGCTCTGTCACTGCGCCTTTGCCGTGACATGTCACGCACATCTTTTCCAGCGTTTCCAACCTGTATTTTGGAGGAACGTAATTATCGTTATCAGGCGTTGAGCAGCCAGGGTGAATCATCACATGCTCAATGCTGTTCATAATGCCACGGCCATCACAATCGGGGCATGAGTGGGTAGTTGATGCAGAGCGGACATAATCTTCATATGCCAGCTTGGATAGAACCCTGATACAGGAAGGCAGCTTTGAGCCAGCTGCTTTCAGAACGAGCTTTGGTGTTATGCGCCGGGCATGCACCATAAGCAGACCTATGACGCGATCTTTATCCCCTTCGCTGACCCCTGACTTAGCCAGAACAGCGGCAATCCCCATCGGAGACTTTGACTGACACATCCCGATAGCGGCCATCAGGTCTGTACCCGTAAGCCCCTCACTTCCCGTGGCACGGGATGAGTCACTAATCTGCAGGCTCTTCGGATTGAAGTGCTTCAGCGCCGATTCAATTTTCATACTCACCTTCTCCACACACTTTATTTTTTGTCTGTCCCAATCACTCCGACTGCAATCGCGTGATCGAGGAACCTGAACAGCAGCTCAACCTGACTGCCGTATTTCGCTTCAAACGCTCTCATATCCCGGTGCAGTTCATCGTGATGCGCTCTGCATAGCGGTATCACAAATAAATCATGCGCCTTCGTTCCCATTCCCCCCTGTCCGTGTCCAATAATGTGATGAGGATCGTCAGCCTGCACGCCGCAACATGCGCACGTCTGCGACTTTACCCATCGTGTGTACTTCTCACTTTCCCAGCGCTTACGCTTGGGGCGCTTCATGAATGATTCTGGTGATTCCGGATCGGCGCGGAGGCTGATTATATTTTTGACGACCTGTGCAGCGTCCTGAATCACCTCGCGTGCCGGACGCGCCGGGATGATTCTGGCCTCTTTGAGTTCGCCAGCATGTATGACCTCCTTCGGCATGCGCAGAACGCGCCGGGCCGGGGCCTCTGGGATGAGATCAATCAGGTCATTCAGTGAGGCCCACCAGCACAGTTCCGGTAATGTCAGCTGGTGGTCACCGCTGAGCGCCATCTGGCTGCATGCAGCCCTGATGATCCAGAGAGCGGTATTGCCTTTGGCGATATTCTCTAGGCTACCGGGTACGCCGTTTTCCCTGAACTCATTATCGTGGCTGTAGCAAAGAGACACCAGGCCGTTTTCGATTTCTGACACAGTGAATTCATGATGATGCCATGCCCCGGACTGCTCCCACTGGCAGCAGCCGAAAGACTGAACGAAAGATGTCAGCGCATTAAGCCCACCAGCAGCTGCTATCACACGTTCGTGACTGAAGAAGGGAATCAGTGAGGGTTCATCAAGCAGCGGCTGGGTGCCGTCATTCAGCCGTCCTGATGGCAGGTCTGCCATATCCATTGTCGGAGTGCTTATCACAACACGGGATTTGAACAGCTTCAACAGCTCCGGACCCGGCTTAAAAAGCACAATCCCTGTGCGTGGCGCTATTTCAGGTGTAAGCAATGCCCTCACTCAGCACCGCCTGCAGCTTTGTACGCCGTCCATAAACCGCCAATCCACTGAACGCCCTTCGCGGTGAAGCGAGATTGGCTAAATGCATAGTTTGAATCGTTAGTGGTCCCGGTTCTGACTTCAAACCGCCCCGCTTCGATATGCTGGCTGTAGGGTGTAAGCGTGCCACTGAGTCGGTACATGATCCGGCTCTCAATCAGGAACAGGCGTAATTCAGGCTCTTTGGCTTCAAGAAGTTTTGCCACCTGGCGGAATGTCATTGAACCTGTAGCCGTTACATAACGGTCTACGAACGCGACCTTTGGCGCGGCTTCTGTCAGTTGGAGCTGCAGGCGCTCTTTCTGTTCTTCAAGTTCTGCGGCTAAACGGAGTGCTTCAGCGAATGACTGAGGGATTTGAACGGGCTGGGAACTCTCAAGCTCCTGCCAGCGATCTACAAGACGGGCTGTGAACTCAGGAGAAAGCTGAGCCACAACAATGATGCTGTCACGCTTGCCTTTTTCCCCGGTGAAAACATACACCTGGCGATGAACAGGTAGCTGTAAGTTATTGATTTCCTCGACAACCTCAATTTGAGGAGAGGTAATCACACCATTCTGAATGAGCGTGGCAATAGTACGCCGCACATTGTCATGACGCTTATCGACCATGCGGGCGATCTCAGCGCTATTAATACCGGGAATGGCATTGAAAGGACGTGATGGCACGAGGCCACCAGAAATCTGGTTAAGCATGTTTCTCTCCACACACTGGAACAACATTTTTAAATGGCCCCGCCCCATCACCTGCAAGTGAGCGGGACCAACCTTGGTACGGCGACTGCAATCACCAGTACAGCACTCACTATACCCAATTTTACTGGTCATGTAACCAGTTGCGGACCTATGCCGCCACCGGCTTAAACTCACTGATTACCACCTCAGATTTACCGCCTTTGGTTACCGGTCCCCACTCTACAGTGAATCGCTTAATCTGCCTGTCATCGCCCCATATACCGGCATGCGTGAGGCTGTCGAAAAGGGCTTTGAGGTAGTTATCAAGATCACGCTGGCGCTTATCTGGCGGGAACAGCAACACGGTTACCTGTACGTTCACTGTAATCGGCTGTGGGCGGCGTTTTAGCTGCTGAAGAACGGCGGCAAGTGCGTTGGAGCGGAAACAGCGCCCGGAGGCGCTGATCAATACTCCCTTTTTGGTGTTACGCCAGTACGTGTTTACGCTTGGCGGGAACGGGAGCATTAACCTCACAGGCACCCCCAGATCATCAGCAGTGCATATTTGCACACTACCAGTGGCCAGGCTAAACCCCTCACGATGGAGGGTATCGGGCTGCTGATATTTTTATGGCGGTTTGAGCTACTGTGTTCTGCAACCATCCCGGCGAAGAAGAAATAAAATGCAACGCAGAGAATGGCTCCAATGAATGTTTCATGTGAAATCATCCCATCCTCCCGCTGATCCGCTCACGCCAGGATAGTTTGCGAGGCTGCTTGATGGCCTCTTCCGACTCAATTTCAACCAGAACATATGCGCACTCGTCAAACTTACCCTGTCGCTGCATAGTCAGATATGCCGCCTTTTCGGCGGCCTGCTGTTCGTTGGTTGCATCAATCTGGTGAACGTTGAATCCATTGCTGTGAACATGCCAGCCATGAATTACTGCGAGAAAGCGGCTCATGCTGCATCCTCCCCGATTCCAGGGATAGTCATCTGACCGGCCACTTCCCGAACTGCCTGACGAAGCATGCGGATGTTTGACCAGCAATCACGGTCGGTCTGCTCCACCAGCGCGATAAATTCCTGAACCGTGCACGACTGGTCCTGGCGAATCTCTGACAATACTGCTGAGAAGCGCATCAGCTGCTCAGCGGCAACGTCTGCATCATCGTGCTGCTCTGACAGCCACAACTTCAGTTCAAGATCGTCCTGGTGCTGTTTGATGAGACGAACGGCGCTGGCAATCGTCTCTGCTGGCACTGTCACACAGGTAGGGTTCTCAACGGAGTCTGCAGCCCAGGTATGCGCCCACTTGGATTCGCTGTAGGTGTACTCAGCTTTCATTTTGAATGCGGCGATAACGCAGGCCCACACCTCAACACCGCTTTGCTCAAGGATTTCGTGTTTTAGAAGCGGCAGGTCATCACCATCGCCGTTCTCTGACTTAACCGGGGCCGGTTGTTCGCTTACTGATTTAGTCACGCCGTAATGCTCTTTGGCGATCAGGATAATATCCATCAGCTCAGCCGCCTGCAGGTCAGTTTCAAACGTCAGCGTAATGCGTGCGCCTTCATCGCTCTGCTCTGTCTGAGAATGTTTAGCAATCAGTTCTGCAAGCTTACGTGCCTGGGCAGCACTGAACTGCGGCATAGCATCAGTTTTGGTCAGCTTCTTCTTGCCAGCTGCTTTCGCCTTCTGCATCTGCTCCTGCGCTACCGATGATGCTTTCACGCCATGCTCACGCTGCAGGGCGACTGCGGTTGTCGCGGCCACTTCGCCAGACTTCACCATCGCAATCAGCGGTTCGCCAACGGTCAGCAGTTGGAGGTGCTGTTCAACGTCGGTGATCGAACGCTTCACCTTGGCGGCAATCTCCGCTGGTTCCAGCCCCTGATTAACGAGGCGCTGATAGGCTGCTGCACGTTCCAGCGGCAACAATGCGCGGCCTTGGCTACTGGTGACCATGAAAGCCACGCTGTCAGCTTCACTCCCCACGAAGTCCTTACACTCAAGACGCAGCGTGTAGCCTGCTTCCTGTGCCAGCTTCGCACCGTAGTAGCGGTGATGGCCGTCGATGATCTTAATGCCCTTCTCAGTGACCTTAACAGCCAGCGGAGGCACATGCTCACCAGCGATAAAGGCGTCGCGGAATTCCTCGACATGGGTCTGATCGATATCACGAATGTTGTAATTAGTTTCGACATACAGCTCATCAACGCCCAGCAGGTAGGTTTTGCGGGTGGTGATATCGGTGTCGCTGTTTTTCTTATCGTCGTAAATGCGCGCTAAAGTACTCATGCTGTGGTCAGCTCCCATGTCAGGACAAAAATCAGTGCGGCAATCATCACTACTGCTGTGCGGATGGCCTGATAGAAAATCTCGTTGCGCTCGTAGTGGCTCTTCAGGTGCGCTCTCATAACAAATCCCTGTTCACACTGGCTGAAATGATGCGGCCGGTATCGAGTCCGCCATAGCTGCCGCAGTTGAGTGAGCCCTTCACAGCGCAGCGGTCGCAGTTCTCTTTGGCTTCGTTGCGTGAGGCGTCGAACTTCGCCACCAGCATTGCCTCGCGCCATACCTGAGCTGCACGCAGCCAGAACCCTTTACTCTCCAGTTCGGCGGCCTTCTTCGCCTTGTGGCTGTATCTCTCGCTCTCAACCGGTAACGGGTCGGTGTTAATTGAGTAGCTCCAGTCGCTTGCCCGTTTAAGCAGCCCTTTGGTGAACAGGGGTTTGATAAAACGCTTCACTGAAGTCTCATGCAGTCCAGTCAGCTTGCAGAGTTCGCGCACCTTCAGCGGGCCATTCCGGGTAATCAGTTCAAGAATTTTTGATTCGTGGTTGATCATGATTATTCTCCTGTTAACCGCGAAAGCCGTGAGGCACTGAGCTGTCAGGCTGCGGAATGACAGTGATATCCCGCTGCATGTTGCGCTTTAGAGCATTCCATTCAGAGCGCGGCGGGCGACCGGCCTTATCCCATTTGGCAGCAGACTGCAGATAGCCAGGCAGGTTGCCGGGGATGAACAGGGTTTTGGGGCGCATGTACTGGTATTCCTCGGTGCCTTCCCAGTGGACATGCTTGTAATCCACAACCAGGCAAAGCTCTTCCACCGTGAACGCGTCTTTCAGGCGGGATTTGATGTGGCCCATCGACGACTGCGCCTCTGTGTGCTTAGCGCCGGTAACTTTGTTCAGGTGGCGTAAAACTTCCCGAGAGCGATTAACGACTGACCACTCATCGTCTGGTTGCGGCGCAACCTGACAAGAGGGTTTATTAGTCTGTATGTTTAAGTCTGTATTAACGTCTGTATAGAGAAAGGATTCCGCGACTTCACGGTTTCCAAGATTGCGCGATCCTTCGGTTTCAATGTCGTTACTTCGCGATTTCAATGTCGCGACTTCGCGTTTTGGAAGTCGTGAATTCGCGGTTTCCAATTGATCTTTGAAAATCAAGGAAATTAAGGAGTCACCATCAACTTTATAATGCATGGTGGGCGTTCCGTTAACTTTCCTTACGCATGTATGGATAGCATCAGAAAGATGGTTTTTAACGAGCTTCTTGACCAGCCTTTCAGTCTGATCTTTGCTCAGACCGCCAGCTTCTTCACCAAGCTCCTCATAGGTTTTATAGAACCAGCCCTTATCGTCGCCAAACGCAGACCAGAACACTAGGTTGTTAAGCACCGCCGCAAGGGCGTGGGCCTGCTGCTCACCACGAAAAAACTTCAGGTATGGGCGGGGGATGACAATCACATTTTTTTGCCCAGACATGGACTGAATAATATCAAACGTTCTACTCATGATTGCCCCTCACTTCCCTAAAGTACTGCCTGAACCGTTCGAGAGAGCTGAAGCACTCGCCGTGTTCATAATTGTCACGCATGTAGATAACCCGGTCGTTCTCTGGCTCCCAGCGAATGACCCGCACAGGGATGCCGCGCTTGTCACGGAAGATTCGGTCAAGCTCTCGCATCGGGCATCCTTCAGTTGCTGGTTGATATAGCCCACAGCCCAGCTGAGAAAGCTGTGGTTAACTTCTTCGCTGACGCCTGGTACATTAAGCACATACCGCAGCGGCTCACTGCTGAAGCGGCCACCAGCTGAGGGAAGGCAACGGAATTGCGGTAATCCTGATTTTCTGGTTAAATTGATCACGCGATTAGTTCTCCACACACGTTGATTTAGTCGCACCGAGCGCCGCGGACTGCAATCCAGCGGCGTTCACCTTTTCTGGGGCGCAAAACACGCGATACAGCAGCGTCAGATGCTCCTGCCACTTAGCCATTACCTGATAGCTGTTCTCTTCAATCTGCTCACGTTCAGCCGCATCAATCACACCGTCAGCGGTTGCCTTGCGGATGTAGGCAGAATGCTTGCCGATCCACTCAACCGACTCCATCAGGCGCTGATTGATATCCGCGTTATCAACATCCTCAATGTCCACCAGCGGGACGTTAACGCTGTTTGATTGACGGGAGACCGCGTTAGCGATGTGCTTGGTGCCGCTTGCCTGTTGCAGGACCATCGCCCAACCCATTGGGAAAATCTGATCGCCATTAGTACGAAGGCGGTTGAACAGCGCATCTTCTGTCACGCCCAGCCACTCGGCTGCTTCCTCGTACCCACCCGGAAGACTTGAAATCGTCTTCTTGATTGCTGCCACCAGCCATGCCGGTTGCTTCTCTACTTGCCAGTGCTTCTGATCCACGGTTAAGCCCTCTTATCTGTGGTTATTTAAATGCCAGTTAAGCTGTATTCTTCGCGTAAAGCTGCGGGTCATACTTGAGATGGCCCTTGGTAATTCTCTCAATGACAAAAGCTTGCTTCTCAGGGATTACCTCACCCCACCTGCAAACCGCTGGGTGTGAAATGCTGAGCGCTAAAGCTGTTTTAGAGATTCCACCAAAGTGCGCAACGACGACTTTTTTAAGCATTTTTTCCTCCTTCAATTAATGGACTCAATGTAACTAAAGGTACAACTAAAAGCAAACAAAAGTTACCCTGCTTTTAGGTAACATTGGTTACATGAAAACAGAAATGAAAGACCGCATACGATTAAAGAGACTTGACCTGAACATGACCCAAGATGCGTTAGCAAAAGCACTCGGAGTCAGCCGCGTATCAGTGACTAAGTGGGAGAACGGAACAACTAAGCCTGATGGGGAAAATTTGCACCAACTGGCAAAGCTGCTTAAGACCACGCCAGAATGGCTCTTGTATTCCAAAGGGGCATCTTTGGATGATGATACAAAGACGGTTCCTCACTTAAAGAAACCGACATCAGTACCCATTATATCGGCTGTCCAGGCGGGAACGTGGACGGATAGTTATGCAAGTTCAAGGTTGAGCGACGTGTTAAATTGGACTCTTACGACAAGTGATGTTTCTGACGAAGTATTTGGTTTAATCGTTCGCGGCGAGTCGATGACCAACCCGACAGGATTGCCATCTATCCCTGAAGGCTCGGTAGTGATCGTTGAGCCTAATTACGGGCAGCTTGATGACCTGTATGGCAAAATTGTTGTGGCCATACTTGAGGGTTCATCTGAAGCTACTGTGAAAAAACTAGTTTGGGATAGCCCTAACGCCTATTTGATGCCTCTCAATCCAGTTTTCAAGCCGATACCAATCGACGGAAACTGTCGAATAATTGGTAAAGTCGTTCAGGTCACACAGAACCTATAGTTACCAAGCCGCCGTGTCGCGGCTTTTTTTATGCCCTTAAAGGTAACTTAAGGTACATGAAGTATTGACACCTGCGGTAACTAAAGGTACATTCAATTACATCAACAGCGAACAGGCAGGACGCCCACGAAGTAGCCGCCCGAGGCGTAAGAAGATCGGGATGATTCGCTAAGCGTGTTGCAGTGGTGTGAGGTCGGTGCTGTGAAAATGATTAAGAACATGGCGAATACAACGGTCCGGGACCTGATTACTTTTCTCCGCCTTTTCCCGGATGCTGATGTTGTCTGTTGTGGTGATGCTGTTGTAGTAAGCGTGGTGTGTGATGTTGATAGCGTAGTTCGTGGGCCAGCGTTTTAAGAGTACGGAATTGCTGTGTTGGCGGTTACTCAGAATTTTTGGTTTAACCGCCCTTTTTCACAACGGCAAGAGCACTGCACCGGATATGCGGAATGCTCCTGAGTTGCTCCAGTACCGTTAGTTATTAGGACGGAGAACCGTGCAACCGGCAAGCGCCGTAAGGTGGTCAAAGGCAGTGCTCTTACCGTTGTGGTGAATGCGGCCAGCGCGCGCGGAAGACTGACAAAGATTGCATACAGTCTAAGAGTCTCCGCTCTGGTGTCTGTCAGTCTGACCAGAGCACCGGGAGGCACCCGGCACTGCAACAACCTTTCAAATGTGTGGAGTAATCGGGCTGTGGGTTATTGCAGTAGCTCACCAGCCAACTTAAACGAATCCAAAAAGTTTTTATTGCCGTCGCTGGCAAGGGATTCATGCAACCAAAAATCGTGTGTGGAGAATTTTATGGGTTACTGGAAGTTTACGAACGCTGAGGCGTTAGCAGCATGGGATAAGACGCGTGCTGATGAAGCGCAGATGCGAAAAGAAGCGGCGGAGCTGACGTCACTGATTGGCGGCAAGCCAGTTTTCAAAAGCGATATAACGCGCTCAACCTTCTACGGCGTGAATTTTGATGCTGCACCTTACCTCGCTAAGGAGCTGTGGACAGTACCAACCGGTAACACTGGTTATGCCTCATGGCCGAAAGCCAGGCCACCCAAAGGCCTTAAGGAAGAACATGCCGCAGTAAAGAAGCTGTGGAGTGACAACTACCCGAAAACCAAAGTCGATAACGACGAACTTTATGAAGCTATTGGTCTGGATTGGGGAATGCTGGTTCTGTGTGGCCTTACATTATTCCGTCATGGTGATGCCATTTACATTCAGACCAGTGCGACGCCTAAAGATGGATTTGGCGCGGTTGAGATCGTTGGCAGTGAGTTTGATAAAGCCCGGAGGGAGTACAGCGATGCAAAAGCCTAATGACCATATCACCGTAGGCATTATCACCCTGCCCTACAGCCATATCCTCAACGGCTGGGTCATGCCTGACGGCTCAGTAATCACTAACCCGATTAAGGCGCAGAACGAAGCTGAGCGCCTTAACAGCACCATCACCATTCACTGAGGGCGATGACATGCATCATTTCAAATCGAATAAAGAAGTCGTCGCTGCCGGCCACCAGTTCGCTAAGAACATCGGGATGGATACTCCTCTGATCGAAATGGCAAAGATGGTGACTGAGCTGTCGTCGCGTCTCGACGTTGCCACCGTTCGTGCCAATCTGATGGCTTCAGAAGTGCTGCGTATCAACAGCGTTCTTCCTGACACTATTTCAGCCCTACAGGCAGCAGGCGCAGACCTAACGCTGATTGATGATCTGAATGCAGCGCTTGCTACGCCAGCCTGCGACCAGTGGATTCGAACACTGCGCGGTGAAGCACTCGGTGAGGCACGTCGGGCTGTAGCAACTATGGGTAATCAACAGCTGACAGGCACCATACAAGCGATCAACATCATCTCCCAAATGGAAATGGATTTACTCCGCTCACGTACGGTAACGCTGAAGGTGGTGTCATGAAAAAGGTAGCTCAGTATCGCCGCAGTCATGGCCCTAACGCCGGGTTCAGCGAAAAGCTGGCCTGGCAGTTATCAAAAGGCCCGGCAACGGGCCGTGAGCTGGCGGAACGTCTCGGTATGACCCTGCGTGAGTTCAACCGCTTAATCCTTAATACCATGCAGCATGGCGGTGAAACGCTGCAGATAAAAGCGTCTGACCAGGTCTGTTTGGGTGGTGGTTCCGTCGACCGAACTTACACCCTGACCAGAAAGCCGCGCCGTGTTGCTCGTGGGCAAGCTAAGCCGATGGTTATCAACCACAGCAATGACTGCTCCGAGGAGGCAAAGAAGCGTAACCGTGAAGCAGCTGCTCGACGTGCTCGTCTGATTGCCAGCGGGCTGTATCTGGAATGCATTGGTTAAGGGGATCGAGATGAACGTAACTCAAGTTGGAGAAATTCATAACTGCGACTGTGGTTTCTCATGGCGCACAGGGAAAAGTGGTTCGCATGAATGCGGCTATGGACTAAGAAAGCAGCTGGCAGACCTTAAAGCACTGAGTGACGCGCTGGCGGCTGAGAATGCCATGTTAAAAAGTGGCATTGGTTTCTTCAGTTATGGCACTGACAGCGGCTTTGAAGAGCATGACTCTGCTGAAAAGGCTATCGCAGCGGCAGACAGCGACATCGACTACTACCGCGGTGATGCATGCGACGGATGGTCAGAAGAAACCGACCAGACGGTCTGGGGTGTGATTTTGCAGCGTGCCACGATGATTGATGAGCGGCCCCGCACGGAAGAGGATAGTTACCTCGGTAGCCATATCGCATCCATCTGTGATTATGCGCTCCTGCCGAATATGGCTACCCCAGCCACCGACGCCTACCTCAACTCTGTGCGGGCTGAGGGTGTGGATTATGTTGCTGAGGCAATCGGCGCGAAATGTGCAGAGCTGAAAGTCGGTAGCAAAGACTGGAAAGCGTTAAAGAGCATCGTGTTCACCCTGGGAGATTTCGCCGCCAAAATCCGCGCCGGTAAGGATGGTGAGTGATGAGACTGAAAATGATGACGCTTGATGGCTCTACCATCATCGAAACTAATGCGGTAACGCAATTCAGCCCTGATCAGGTTCATGGTGGCAGTTACACAAAAATTGAAACGGTCAACGCTGACGGGACCTTCTCTGAGGCTGTTGTTAAACATGATTTCTACCAGGTAACCCGAGCTCTCGCTACTGCGTGGTCAATGGATGAAAAGGCGGTGCGCCATGCGTGAACGCCCAATCATCTTTAACGCCGACATGGTTCGTGCAGTTCTCGACGGCAGAAAGACGCAGACGCGCCGGATTATGCGGGTACAGCCAGAATCAAATCAGTGCGGCTTGTTGCGCATCACTGATTCAACTAAGCGCAGCGATATCGACAAATACCACTGGGCCGAGTCCAATGCCACCGGCACCCATGCCCGATCTGCTTTGTTCTCCTGTCCGTTCGGCACAGTAGGTGATCGCCTGTGGGTGCGTGAGACGTGGAGCGACGTTAACTTAGAGGGTTCAGCAGCTGTTGCGTATCGGGCTGACGAAGGACTGCGCGGCCTGACCAATGACAATGATGATGGCGATGAGGACGACCCGAGGCTTGAGAAATACAGCTTCGCAAACTGGTATCCAGACCTGATTAGTGGTGCCGAAGGAATCTGGCGTCCATCCATCCACATGCCGCGCTGGGCTTCCCGCATAACGCTGGAGATTACCGGCGTTCGTGTGGAGCGTTTGCAGGATATTAGCGCGGCCGACATGCAAGCAGAAGGGATGCGCTGGAGAGAGGAGTTCCCGTGCCTTTGGCAAACCCTCTACGGCGAGGAAAGTTGGCAGGCTAACCCGTGGGTGTGGGTAGTTGAGTTTAAGCGCATGGAGGCGGAGTGATGTCCAAGTGCAACGCTCTACTGTATGCCATGGTCGTTGGCTTTGGTTTTGTGGCGGGTATTCATACCTATCTGGCCTGGTCATCGTTGCTTGAGATTGTGTGGCAAGCTGTCAAAGCGGCGGTGACAAATGCCTAAATCCCCCGCCGAACGCAAAGCAGCGCAGCGTGCCAGACAGGCCGCTGCCGGTGGTAAAAAGCTGGAGCTGGCGCTGGATAGTCAGGAACTGGATATGCTGGCGCAGAACTGCGCCGCACGCCGCCCCGGTCGTGAACCGTATGAGCTAAACGAGTATATAGCGATGTTAATCCGGAAGGATGCCGCCGAACTGGCACAGCAACTGAAGACACTGGCCCACCAGCAGTGCGGGAAGTGCAAAGAGCAGCTGCCAGTGCAGTCATGCCCTTGCCAGGGTGAAGCGGCATGCTGGGCTACCAGCGGCTGGCACAAACTTAAATTGAATATCGATACGCCGTGACCTGTCACGGATAAAAACCTGATGCAGCAGGAATGTGTGGAGAAACTATATGTCTGATATCAATAACGCAATTATTTCTGATGCCGACATCGAAAAGATAACCGGCTATAAAATCCCGTCTAAGCAATGTCAGTGCCTGAAACAGGCTGGTATATTTTTCGTCGTCCGCCGTGATGGTCGCCCGCGGACAACCTGGCAGCATTTCAATGACCCAATGTCGTCGCGCAAAGCCCCAGAAATGAATCAACCTGAACCCAACTTCGGAGCATTGGATTAATGGCTCGTGTTCGCAAAAATAGTGCTGATGCCTGGATGCCGCCGCGTGTTTATCGCGGCAAATCGGCCTATGAGTTTCATCCCAAAAATGGAGGCGCTATACGCCTCTGTGCACTGGATGCAGCTCAGTCATCAGTATGGTCTGCATATGAGGCGCTGATCAATGAAATACCTGACGACAAGCTGCTGGCATCACTGGCTGAACGTTTTTTCAAATCGGCTGATTTTTTTGAGCTTGCTCGTGAAACACAGCGGGATTACCTGAAGTATTCAAAAAATGTTTTAGCTGTCTTTGGTGCCATGCCCTCCGATGCAATTCGTCCTGAACACGTCAGGAAGTACATGGACAGGCGCGGGTTGAAAAGTCGAGTTCAGGCCAACCGGGAAAAAGCGTTTATGTCCCGCATGTACCGCTGGGGCTATGAGCGTGGCATGGTAAAAGGTAATCCGACCAAGGGAGTTAAAAAGTTTAAGGAGACATCGAGAGATCGATATGTGACTGATGCAGAGTACCAAGCTCTGTATTCATGTGCGCCGGACATCGTGAAGATAGCCATGGAACTGGCATACCTTACCTGCTCCCGACAAGGTGACGTTCTCGCAATGAAAAAGAGCCAGATCATGGATGAGGGCATCCTGATTAAACAGAGTAAAACCAGTGTTGCTCAGATCAAAGCATGGTCACCAAGGTTTGCTGCAGCCATAAAGCTGGCAGCTGGACTACCTCTCAAGCCGGGCATGAGTAGTATTTTCATCATCCACCAGCCTAATGGTTCAGGCTACACGCGGGATGGGTTTAACAGTCGCTGGAGTGCTGCGCGTGAGGCGGCAAAGCTTAAATTTCCAGAGCTTCTTTTTGATTTCACATTCCATGATTTGAAGGCCAAGGGTGTATCTGATCTGGAGGGAGATTTGTACGAGAAGAGAGCTATAACAGGGCATAAGAACGTAGAGCAGACTGCGGCTTATGACAGGAAAATAGTTGTTGTCCCTGTAGTCGGAGGGCAGGCGAAAGTTAAGTAATATTAGGAAGGGGTATTAGGAATAGTAATTCAGATACAAAAAAACCGCCTCTAAGGGGCGGTCATACGACACTGCTTATCATTGATTTTATTGGTAATTCGATATGGTGCCCGGGGCGGGACTTGAACCCGCACAGCCTTACAGCCGAGGGATTTTAAATCCCTTGTGTCTACCGATTTCACCACCCGGGCAGGGTATAACTGGAGGCGCGTCCCGGAGTCGAACCGAGGTACACGGATTTGCAATCCGCTGCATAGCCACTCTGCCAACGCGCCTTAAACTGATGTGCCGTCAGGCTAACCTGACCTGCGAATCTGGAGCGGGAAACGAGACTCGAACTCGCGACCCCGACCTTGGCAAGGTCGTGCTCTACCAACTGAGCTATTCCCGCAATTTTCAGCAATTTCGTCGAACCTGCTGATTTTATTTATCTTCTGGCAGCCTGGCTGCCGTTCGATGCGTTGCATTCTACTTAGATGACGCAATGAGTCAATAAAATTATCCTCACAGCGTGTCCGTTTGCTGCTTTTTAAATCGTATCGATCACGGTTCGAGCAGATCGCCGCGCGCAGCGCTTAAATACTGGAACATAGACCAGAAAGTCAGCACTGCAGCAATGTATAACGCGACTACGCCAACCGCCACAACGGTAGCATCAGGACGCCACAGTAAGGCAAACAGGGAGAACATCTGAGCGGTGGTTTTCACTTTACCAATCCAGGAAACCGACACGCTGCTGCGTTTGCCAATCTCCGCCATCCATTCACGCAGCGCAGAGATAATGATCTCGCGGGCAATCATAGTGGCTGCAGGCAGCGTAATCCACCAGGCGTGGAAATATTCCGCCACCAGCACCAGCGCAATCGCCACCATCACTTTATCCGCTACCGGATCGAGAAACGCACCAAAGCGCGTCGTCTGCTTCCAGCGGCGCGCCAGAAAGCCATCAAACCAGTCGGTGATGGCAGCAAAAACGAAAATCAGTGCGGTAGCCAGCGGCGCCCAGGTGAACGGCAGATAGAAAGCCAGCACAAAGAACGGAATGAGCACGACTCGAAACAGGGTGAGACACGTCGGGATGTTTAATTGCAT